AAAACCACAAACTCCAGTTGCTACAGGTGCAAACAATGAATTTCTTTATGAAGGACTACTAGGTAAACGCTTATATAATAATGTTACTAATGGTACACTTATTATCAAGGGTATTACTGGTAAGTTCCAAGATGGAGAAGCTATCACCGGCGGTATAGCTGGTGACTGCGTTCTTGCAGCGACAGATGGTGCTGTAGGTGGAGTGCTTAATTGTACTACTGTAACAGCTGCATTTGTAGCTGGAGAAGTAGTAACAGGTGGTACTTCAGGTGCTACTGCCACAGTAGTAGCTGTACATAATACTTGTGTTGCTTTTGTACCACAAGAAAGTGTATCTAGTTACTCTATGTGGTCACGTATAGGTCATACTGTATTAGTAAATATTGGTGCCACAGTAAATTCTGGTGCATTTACTATTAATGGTGTTGATATTGGTGCTGTTGCTTGGTCTGGTCAGTTTATCAAACAAATCTGGACCGGTACTTCACCTTTAACAGCTATTGTTAATGCTCTTGATACTACAGCAAGTGTGACAGATGCTAGTCTATACAATATAGATTCTCGTATTGCACTTGTTGATAGTAATGGGGTTGTGGTTGATGATAATGCTGGTGCCTGATAATGCTGGTGCCGGTTATCATGTATCAGATGTTAATACAACTACTAATGTAATTACTATTGATGATGTTGGTGGTTTTGGTACCGGTGTTGCAGCAACAGGTTCTGTTGCACCATGGTTCCCAGAAGTTGTTGATAATGGTACTATTGTTCATGGACGTGTTGGTGCTGTTACTTTCGAAGGAAGTTCAATTTCTGTAACTGATTCATCAGTAACAGTTGATAACGGTATTCAGTATATTGTTGATGAAAAAGATGGATCTGATTATCCATCATTCTATGAAACTCCAGGTATGCGAACAGTAGAAGCATCTGTTGGTCTTTACTTCCGTGAAGCTGATGTTCAATACTACGAACGTGGTGTTGTAGCTGGTCAGGGTGAATCAATATTACCTCTTGGTGATACATCAGGTGCACGTTGTAAGATTTATCTGCCTAATTCAGTGTTTGATATTCCAGCACTAGATGCAGCAGATATGATTAAGATGACTACTACTTTACGTGGTGAAGCATCTTCTCCGGAAGTTGCAGATGAAATTGTAATCGTTTTCGATTAACTAACTAAAAGCGTTTATGCTTTAATTTTTTGCGAGGTAAATATATGTTAGATATTGGTGCTTATACAGTAAAGGAAGCAACTGTAACAGTTCCTTTACTGAATTTAGATAGTGTAGAAATTACTATCTGTAAAATTAGTCCTGAAGAACTACTAGATATTAGAGAAAAATGTATAATTGGTAAGAAATTTAATAAGATTACCAAAGATTTTGACGAGAATATTGATAACAAGAAATTCCTACAAATGTATGCTGATGCTGTTATCAAAGGCTGGTCTGGCCTAAAAGGTAAGCATTTAAAGAAACTAATGCTAGTGAATCTTCCGGAAGAACTTTTAGAAGAGGAAGTTGAGTGTAACAAAAAAAATAAAACAGAACTATTATCACGTAGTTCAGAAGTTGATGATTTTGTAACTTCAGTTCTTAGTGATGTTTCTGTATTTAATGCTCAACTAAATGAGGCTGAAGAAGCAAAATAATAAGCTTCCTCAGCACTATGTTTGAGGATTACAAAGGACAGTCTAATCCAACATATAAAGAGTATATTACTATATGTGAAGAATTAGGTGAAGAACCAGACCCAGCTAAAGCTCCGGTTAGATTAATTGATTTAAGTGAGATTTCGCAAATTGCATGGCACTACTATGTAGAGTGTAGAAATCATACTATAGTCAATAATATAACCGGACAAGCTGGGCTTTCTTTTGTAGAGATAAAAACTTTAATGGATATTAAAGGAATGCCTCAGCATAGAAGAAATTCAGTCTTCGAGCGGATTATGTTTATTTACTACTGGGTAGAACAACGATCACTAGAGCCTGAGGAAGCAAATGGCAATTAAAGATATCACTTTCGGAATTAAAGCAACATTTAAAGATATGGCCTCTAAAGGTCTTAAAACTTTAAATAATGCTATGAGACAAAGTGAACAAGTAGCTGAAAAATCTATGCGTGGCCAAGAAAAACTAGTACGTAGAATGGCTGCGCAAAATACTAAAGCATTTAATATAGCTGCCTTAAGTGTAGGTCCTTTAGTTAGAGCCTATGCTGAGGTAGCTGCTGCTTTATGGGCTGTTGAAAGAGTATGGAATGTTATAGATATAGGTGCGAAATTTTTAGAAACTAGTGATTCATTTAAAGTATTAGGTGCGCAGTTTGGCTATAATGCTGAGGTAATGAAAACTGAACTTAAAGCACTAGCTGGGGATGCTATTACTACACAAAACTTAATGCAAAATGCCTCATTAGCTTTAGCATCTGGATTAAGTACAGATCAACTTGAAAAACTTACAGTCACAGCAAGAAAGGCAGCAAGAGCTATGGGTCGGTCAATGCCAGATGCATACGATCGTATTGTACGTGCCGTTACAAAACTTGAACCAGAGCTTTTAGATGAAATTGGTCTTACTACTCGCCTGCAAAATATTCTTGGAGATTATGCAAAATCTGTAGGAAAAAGTGTAGATCAGATTACATCTCTTGAAAAAACTCAAATATTTACAAATGCTGTAATTGAAGAGGGTATTAAAAAGTTTGGTGCTATTGATGTAAGTACTAAATCATGGGCTGAACGATTAGAAACAATTAAAATTCAATTAATTGATACTGGTACACAACTTGTAGGTACTTTTGTTCCAGTTATTGTAACTGCTGCAGAAGTACTAATGCAGTTTTCTAGTAATGTAACTGTAACTGTAGGAGCATTACTAGCTTATAGAGCAGGTTTAGCAGTCATAAGAAAAGAACAAAATATGGCAGCTATTGCTTCTAGAAGTACAGCTGCTGCAGAACTTGCATTAAGCGAAGCATATAGAAAACAAAATATAGCTGCTGCAGCTATAACTACTGCTAAAGCTACAAAGAATAAAGCCGCTATAAAAGAAGCTCAATTAGAGTGGGAATTAACAAGACAACATGTACTACATACAAAAGCTGCTCTTGAGACTGCAAAAGCAGATATTGCTGCTGCAAAAGCTGTAACATTTAAATCTGTAGCTATTCGTGGATTAGGAAAAGCATTTAGATTCTTAACTGGGCCAATTGGTATTGTTATATTTGCTATTACAGAATTACTAGCAGCTATGGGTGTATTTGATACTATTTTTGGAGGTGCAGAAACTGCATCTGATAAATTAGCTGAACGTATAAAAAAATTAACAGAAAATCAAAAAGAGCAACTAGCTGTGACAGAACAATTACACTTAGATACAGCAAAAGTTGTAGATGCTATGGATAAGGGTAGAGTATCTGTTGATGAGTTTGGAAAAGGATATCAAACTCTTACTGTAGAAATTAAGGATGCTAATGATCAATTAGAACGACATATAATATTACAAAAACGTGTAGATGGTAAACTACAAAAAGTAAATTTTGTAGGAGTAAATGCAGAAGTATTATCTGATGTAAATAAGCAATTAGAAGTAGCAAAAGTTAGATTAGATAAATTATCTGGATTTACTGGGTTTTTTAAAAGAATATTTGCATTTGGTACAGATGCTAAAGCAGAGGCTCAAGCACAGGTAGATTTACTTAAAACTGTACAATTTAATTTAGAAAAATCTGGATTAGAACAAGCTAAACATGTAGATAAGGTATTTACACACGCCAAGAAAGCTATTATAAGTTTAGATGACATACTTAAAGATACTGGTACTAATATTAAAGATATTGAAAAGGATATGTTTACTAAATCCCAGGCTTTAGAAAATAAAATAGTAGCATCAGAACAAGCACTTACTAAAGCTAAAAATAAAGTATCTGAGTATGCAAAAGAAATTATAAATGTAAAGGCTCTAGATACTACAGAAGATGGTGGATTAGTTAAACGATTAGAAAATGAACGAGTTAACGTAATTAAATTAATACCTCAAATTAAAAAATATATAGAAAAATTAAAAGAATTACGTGCTGGAAGAGCTAAAAAAGCACAACAGTCATTACTAGAAGCCATGATTGAAGGAGATATTAAAGCTTTAGAATCTCAAAAAAATACCCAAACTACATCATTAAGTGACAGTAAAAACTATTTTGATAAACTAAAAGATTTATATTCAAAATCTGAAGATGCTAAACTTGCGCGGTTACAAGAGGATTTAGATAAAGAAGTTATAACTACTGAAGAATATGCGTTAAGAGCATATAAACTTCGTGCAACTACTATTACTCAATTAGAAAAACTTAATATAGATTTTAAAAATAGAGAAAAAGACTTAGAAATAGGTTATTGGGAAGAAATTGCAGCTAATGACGATAATAGTTATACTCAACGATTAAATGCTTTAGAGACATATTTACAAGTTAGCCTAGCTAAAGAAGGTTTAACTGCTGCTGAAAAAGCACGTATTATTCGTGAAGGTAATAAAAAATTAGAAGATCTTAATAATGAACGTATACTAAAAGAAGGTTCTATATATGAAATTTTAAAATTAAAGCATAAAAAATATGTAGATGATTTAAAATCTAATAATGAAATACTAGCGGATAGTTTTATTGAAACTAGTAAGATTATTTCTGATACATTATTAAATCAAGTTGGTAAAAGTATTGGACTATTAACTGACGAAGCAAAAACACTATATAAAGAACAACTTATAGCAGCACAACAATCATATCAAGGTATGGTTGATGCAGCAAATCAAGCATTTGGTACTTCATTGGGTAATACCTCATTAGATAAACAACGAGGTCTACAAGATATTGAAATTGGTCGTGTACGTAATATATCAGACGTATTAGCTGGCGGAGGAGATGCAGAATCTATTCAGAAGGATGTCAGAGGTATTCAAATAGATACACGTAGAAAACAGGAAGATTTACAGTTATCTACTGATAGAAAGACTGAAGATGCCAAATCTGAACGTGCAAACTCATTATTAGATGCACAACGTGAACTTAATAAAGCACTATTAGAAGCTAATCAAGAATACTCAGATGCCAATAAACAAATCTGGGTTGATATGTATGATAGTATTAAAGAAACTACTTTTAATTCACTTAGCGAGATTATGATGGCAGAATTCAATAAAGCTGTATTTGGTGTTGAATCTACAGAACAAGCTGAACAGAAAAAAGCTGAAGCTGGGGCTCAAGGTGCTACAGGTACTTTAAAAACTAAACTCATGGAAACGATTTTAGGAGTAGGTATTGATGCTCCTGCTATTATTTCTAAAGCATCTGCATTACTTGGGCCATTTGGTCCTCCTATCGGTGCCGCTATTGTAGCTGGTATTGTTAGTATGACAAGTGGACTAGCTGCAAAAGCTATCCCTATTCCTAGTATAGCTGGTGGCGGTGCAGCATCTATTAAACCTCCAGTTTTAAAAATGCATACTGGCGGTACTATTAGTGGTGCATCAGAAGAAGTTCCATTTATTGGATTAAAGGGTGAAGGTATTCTTAATAAACATAATGGAATGAAAGCAGCCGGAGGTCCATCAGGTGTTGATTTTATGAATGCTACTGGTAAAACTCCTATTACTAATATGTCTAAAGGAAATACTCAAGTAACAATACAAATTGTTGATTCTAGTGGTAATACTAAAGATGCTTTAACTATCAGTGATTGGGATAGTTGGTTACGAGGACAAGGCGGAAAAATTATGCGTAACGTAACTCGTGATGGTAATATTATAATAGATAAAAAAGGTATAGCTTAATGACAGTTATTTTATGTAATTTAACTGCTGATAGGGAAGAAGAAGTTAAATCAGTTGGATTAGGATTTTTAGAATTCTCATTAACTGATACTTCGTCTATAGCTATTGGATCAGTATTACGTATTAATCAAGATATAGCACATATTACATCTATTAATGGTGAACGTATAAATTATTATGTTCCACCTGGTAATTCATTTTCACCAGTAGTAGGATCTATTATTATTATATCTTCAGTATTTAGATTCGCATCAGAAGATATAATTTTATCTACAGATACTACTGATTTGTTTTATTCTGGAAGATTAAGTGTACCAAGTATCAATGAGTCTTTTGGATCTTTTTTTGAAAAGAAACAAATTATATCTAATGCTAATATAAATCTTATTAATTCAGATAAAAAATTAAGTAGCATTTTTCACGGTTATGATTTAACTACAGATGTAAAAATTGAACTATTAGTAGGTAATGGTACTAATTCAGTTGATTATGAAACTTTCTTTTCAGGAGTTAGCACATCTAGTAGTAATTTTACATATGATGATATTACTTTCAGTTTTACAGCTAAAGACAATAGAGCTATTACTTTAGAAACTAAAATACCATCAGAAACTTTTGATGCATCACTTTACCCAAATTTTGCAACATTAGATGCAGGTTTTCCTGTAGCTAAATTAACTGTTGCATCTGTTCCTGGAGGTTGGGCAGCTGGTTTACGTGTAAAAAATAGTATAGGTGCTACTGCTGTAATCAGTGATATTATTGGCTCTGATTTATATATTTATAGTTATTCTGGCGATTTTTCTACTACACCTGGTTCAGATGATATATCATCTGATTATGCAGCTGGATCTACAACTGTTACTGCTATAAACTCAATGGGTACAAATTTAATTATAGCTGGGGATAATGGTCACTTTATTTCAACTGCTGAAGATACTACTCTAAATAATGCTACTATACTAAGTGGATCTAAAACTATAGTTTCATATTCCTGGGACTATCATAAAATATGGGGTACTTTTGAAAAAACATGGGTATATACAAGACCGTTAAATATTACTATTACTGCTGCAGATTCTGGTTATATTGATAATTTTAATATAAATATAGATAGTGTTGATAATATTTTATCAGCTTCTTTAAAGATTACAACACCAACACTATCAAAAACTATTGATGTGAGTGCTAACTTATTATCTACAGGCTCAAAAGTTGTAGATTTATCTCAATATAATTTAAAAATACTAGCTGGTCAAACAATTAATGTATATTTAACAGCTACAACTATAGCTGGTAACAGTGGGTATACACCGTATAAATCTACATTTACATATAAAGTATCTGCTGTATCTATTGATGTAGTTGGACACTATAATACTTCAGATATTGCTACTTTTGATATTCCTATTGATTTAACAACCGCAACTATAGTAGATAATGGTAATTTATTTTTTAGCGGAAATAGTATAGAAAGAGTAATGGTTAGTGCAACTGCTAATTCCTCTACTGGAAGTATTTATCTTGGTACCTTAAATAGTGGTGCTCAAATACCAGAATTAGTAAATGGATCAGATACTACATCTATATCTGTTACAGTTTCATTTACTAATGATCCTAATTTTAAAGCTCCTACTGAACTATACGCTCTAACAATTAAGTATCCTACAGATGTTGTGGTAGGTTCAACTCTTGAAGCAAGTGCTCAAAATAAACCTATCCCTATTTTATACGGTGATTTTACAAATGAATTTTTACCAACTGTTAAACTATCATCTAATGTAGATAATACGTTAGCTGCATATTTTTCTTTTAGCAATGCAACAACTGGTTCTTTAGATTATTTAGAAACAGGTGGCACAGCTCCATTAATGTTTGATGTAGGTGATAGTATTGAGTATATAGCTGCAGGAGCTACAGCTGAATTAATTTCTGCTAAAATTACACAGATTTTACCTACTGTATCTACTCCAGGAAGTAGAGCAGGTACTGTGTACTTTGAAAACTATGGTATTATTCCAAATGTACCAGGTTCAGCTGTAACTATTTCCAGAGAAACAAATGTTTATAAAATATGTAATCATCCAGTACATTCTATATTAGATGTTAAATATATGCCTAAATCATCTAAGATTCCTATTAATTTACCAAATACTGTAACAAGGATTGATGATTTAGCTAATGGAGAACTAACACTAATAGGCCTTAATTCTAAAGATTCTGTGTTTGTATCAGTAAAAGGAAAACCAGATTCAGCCGGACTTCTTATAGAATCTCCTTTAGCTATACTAAATGATTTAACAACTACTTATAATTTAGGTGTTACTATTACTGTAAAAGGAGGAATTACATCAGAATTAGATACATTAAAATATAGAAAATATATTACAGAACAAACAACTTTTGGAGACTTACTAAGTTCTATTGAAACTGATTCTAATGTACATACTTATATTGATAGTAATAATGTGTTAACTATATTACGTTTTACATCTACATTAGTACATGATATAAAATACGAAGAATATAATGTAGTACCTGGTAGTTTCAATGAGCAATATGATCCTAATGGAATAAAAGTTTCTGGTATTAAATTTTTATATAATTATAATTATCAAGATTCTGCATTTAATGGGTTAAAATCAGTGGGTACTGCTTCTACCCAGGATACTATGGAATTTACATGGCTATACCAAACTGCTGATGCTGATTTAATAGGTGACCAATTATTTGCTATTCTTAGAAAAACTCCAGAAATTATTAACTGTACATTAGTAGGTGATAATATTCTACTTGTTAGACTAGGTGATATTTTGAAACTTACTTATAGAAATTCAGAACATATTTTATTTATTTATAATATAGTAAAGAATCCTAATACCAGTCAGATAGATATTTACGGTTGGAACCTAGCTCATGGATATGATATTGATTTTACTATTCCAGATTTAGCTGAATTTCCTGTATTTATACGAGAGCAAGCAAATTGGGTTTATCAGTATCATCCTGTCAATATAATAGATCCATTTTTAAAAGATTCTAGTAATATATTTGATACTACTTTATTATCTAATAATTTAGTACATAATTCAAATGTAAATGTGGCAGAGGGAGTATCTACAAGTCCTACTTTAGGTACTAGGCTAATATTTGACTCTACTACACAAGATAAAGCATTCGTAATATATGAAAAGGTTACAAAAGGCGAAGATATTAAGATTAATATAGATATTCAATCTGCAGTCGCTGGAGATACTGGATACATTAAAATAGGTAAAGCTACTGATGCACAAGTTGCTACTTTTACAGGTGATGCTTCTACAGATACATATTCATTATTAGGCACATTTACAGCAACAACTTCTTTAGTAACTAATACACTAACTGTTAATCTACCAACAACAGGAATAGAAGATAATTTAGTTATTTTCTTTGTTCCTAATGGTGGTACTATAGGTACATCTACATTACGTGCAGAAACTATCCAGTTATATTATGTAAATGATAGAAACTTAGCAGATGATAGATTCAACTATTGGAATGGGGCATGGCCTTATATATTTAAGAAATTTATGTTAAACAGACATAATCCAGAAATGCCACCTAGTAAATATTTAACTGATTTAAATGGTAATAGAGAGAACATTGCGAGGTTCAAAGCATGAATAAACTAAGAGTACTTAATAATAACATTATACAACATAGTAATGTTACTATTATTGGAGAAATATATGAGTATCAACGTTTATTTCATGGGACTGTAACTGGTACTTTCTCTATAGGAGAAACAGTTACTGGTGGAACTTCTGGACTATCTACAGGAGTTATTGAATTTGTAGGAGCGGACTTTATCGATATAGCTTTAGTAGATGATGTTAATTTTTACTTACCAAATAATACAAACCCAGCTACAGAAACTATTACTACAGCTGGAGGATCAGCTACTACAACAGGTGGTTATAGAATTCCTATTTATCACCCTGATTTTCCTCAGTCTAATTTTACTAATACAAATAGAAATACTATTGTTCCAGCTAAAGGTTATGAACAATTAAATGAACGTAATTTTAAAAAGCATAAAACAACAATAACAAATAATGGTATAGAACGTCAAATGATTCTTACTACTGCTAGCGCGTTATTTATAGTAGGTGAAACTATTACTGATGATTCTGATTCTACTATTTCTGGAATTGTTACACAAGTAACTGGAACAGCACCTAATATAACTCTTCAATACTATTTAACAGGTACTAGTGCAAATGAATTTGATGGTACTACTGGTAGTTTTACAGGAGATATATCAGGAGCTACTGCTACTGCAGTTAATGCTACTAATATAATAGTTACTAGAGAAGCTGTATCTTGTATAGCTATAGTTAATCATAATCTTACAAATACAGCTACTATAGAATTACATATTATTGATGAAACTGATACTGAAGTATATAATCCTATTATAACTAATCCTAATGTAGTACAATTTAATGCTGATAATAATTATGCTTTAGTGAATGGACAAAACTATTTAATTGAATCTGATAGGAAAGGTAAATTTAAAAATAACAATATATGGTTATTATATTTACCTGCGGAATATAATATTGCAACTATTGAACTTGATATTGTAGATACCAATAATACAGATAGTTATATTTATGTTGGAAATATCTATGCGGGAACTTATTATGAAGTTGAAACTAATATGCAGTTTGGTTGGCAAATTGCTCCTACAGATTTAAGTAATACATTATATGCACTATCACCATATTCTGTTGAACGTCCAATGTATAATACATTACAATTAAGTTTTGCAAATGTTAAATCTAATGAACGTAGTTATTGGAATGATTTATTTTATAGAAATGGTATACATACAGATTTTATTATTAATTTATTTAATGATTCATTAGACTATAATGATGCCTTTTTTACATTTTATGGTAGATTTGCTACTAACTCTCTTCCTTTTAGTAATGATTATCAGGATAGGTTTAGTACACAACTATCATTTAGAGAGAGTATATAACTCTTTCCCTCGCACGAAAAAGCCCCGCCAATGAGCGGGGCTTTTTTGTTTTATATAGTAGGTGGTGGTATATCAGGACCATTATGTTTACTATTATACATGTTCATATGATGCATCACCGCATCCTCTATATTTAGCAGTAGTCTTAGAAAGACCTTCCATCATAGTAGTAGCTCCTACACTATTAGCTAAGAACGTATGTGTATTGGGTGCCTTCATACCCATAGCAGTACCCACTCTCACAGCATCTTGATTAGCTGCTAAGAATATAAATTCAAATACTTCATCTACAGATTTTGTTTCAATAATAGTTTTAATTTGATAATTAGTATATTCTTTACTGGCATTTTCTCCACCATCAGTAATAATAGCTACAAGTGTTCTATCTGCTAGTACATCAAATTTAGTATTTAATGTTTTACCAATAGCATCGTTAAGTGCTGTTAAGCCTCTTGGTACAAATGTATCTTTAGTTAAAGGTTGTACATCTTTAATATCAATTTCTTTATGTACAACTTCATAATAATCATCAAACTGTACATAAGTTAATACAGCCTCTCCAGGTTCAGCTTGTTGTTCTCCTAGAAATCTATTGAAACTACCTATAATTTCATCTTGGATTGTATACATAGAACCAGAACGATCCATAATAACAATAATATGTGTTAATTGCATAAATAAACTCTCCTTTTTAAATTTGACATGTATCTGAATCACAGAATTTTTCACCAACAGCTTCTGTAGCTGCATCATTAAGATTTAATGGTTTTAACTTACTTACTAATTCTTCATACTTCTCCTTAGTAATTGCTTCATAAGGCATTTGATTAAAAGCACCCATATCAAGTCTAGGTAAAAATGAAACTGATTTAAGTTGGTACTGATAATATGCTAATGCATTTTCAATTTGATGGCCTTCTGTTTTAGGATCAAATGTAATAGTACAACTTACTTGATTATCTGCCCAATACTTTTGAGCAAGTGCTACTATTGCTAATTGTTCCCACATACTAACTTCGTGTTCAGCTCTAACACCTTCCCCGGCAAATACTGGAAATTCGATAACTACTGATGTATCTTCTTGATGCTCTTTTGGTTCAATATAATATCCAGCAGCAAATAATTTAGGTACTAAATCACTATCTTTATTTAAGATAACCCTACGGATATAATACCTAGCAATAGGATGATGAATCCCTGGAGTAGCTCCTGCCAGTAATGAAACAGAACCACTCGGTTTAATACTTGTTTTTTTAATAGACTCAGGAATACACAACCAATCAGAATATATCTTATCATAATGTTTGATAGTTTCATAACCATTCTCCATACTTTCTTTTAATAATGATACACTATGTTCTGCAATATACTGAGCTATACCTGTTATACTTGTTCCTATTCTTCTATTTCTAAGCATAACTCTATTAGTCATAGGCCAATGGGTTTTAATAAGTGTTACTGATTTAGCATATAAATACGCAAATTTAAGAGTTCTTAAATAATCCTCAATGGAATCAGCTCTATTAATAAAAGTTTCTACTAAACAACATAATTCATATGATTCTAAAGTTTGTTCGGAACACGGATTTGTACCATCTGCACGATGGTCACGCCAACTAATTTCATCTTCTCGCATCCTATCATACTTTTGGGCATTTTCTAGCCAGAAGTAACCAGGTTCACCATTAATACGTGTTCTCTCTGCTACATCATTATAATCTTGACCAACTTCTGCTAGTAACGAATTATTACTGGCCCATCCAAAAGATGCTCTTTGTGGGTTTACCTCGTAATTTTTAAGATCAAGATATTCTTCCGTATTAGGCCCCAATACAATTTCAGCAGTACGTCTTACGTTACCTGCTACAACACAACAACCAATTTGATTCATAATATCTACAATAGCAGTGGATGTTATTGGTTCATCAATTAGTGGTACTAATGTATCTATAATATCTTCATGTAATTTTTTAAGTGGAGCTGGCCCACTAGCTGTACCACCAAAACCTCTAATTGGTGCACCTTTTTTTCTAATTAAAGAATAATCAAATTTTGGAAAAGGATAACCATAAAAGAAAGATTCTAATAATCTTTCTACTGATGCTACCCATCCTTCTCTACTATCTTCAATTATAAAATCTTCCATATGGTCATAATCAGGCGCAGTAACCTCAATTAGACCTTTACCCTTAACATCAAAACCAACACCAACACCTAGCATTGACATATCCATTAAGAAGATAAAAGGAGTAATAGCATTGATATCCATATCCTTAGTAGACACAAATGCGCAATTATTAAGAGCAGCGCCACCACGCTCATTTACATAGTCTGTTCCCATAACAAATAAACCACGACCAGGTGGTAAAAATTTCATATTAAACATTCTATCATACATTTCTTGAGCACTAAGTTGAGCTTTTTGCATACTCCAACCTAATTGTGTACTTTCAATATGATTTTGTTGAGCCTGATAGCATCCATTTACTACACGTTCAACTGTTTCATACCATTCTTCTTGCTTTCCATTTTCTTTTAAACGTGCATAGGTACGTTTATAAACAAGTTCACCTAGTCCATCAAATCCAAAAGGTGGAATTTTACTTTTATAAGAATTTACAAAATTCTTATTTAGTTTGAATATTTGTACCTGAGCTTCCAAAACCATTATCTCCTCTATCAGTATTGCTTAATTCATCTACTTCTTTCCAGAATCCTAATTTATATTGTTCTGGTTTAATTTGCGCTATTCTATCACCTTTATGTATCTCAAAAATATTAGGACTAGTATTGATTAAAATTACTTTTAATTCACCCCTATAACCATTATCTATTGTACCAGGACTATTACCGACTATAATACCTTTATTTATAACTAGACCTGATCGTGGACGTACTTGTAATTCATATCCTACTGGTAATTCAAAAGCTAATCCTGTTGGGACTAATATTCTATCAAATGGATATAAAACTATATCTTCTAAGGCACAAATATCCGCACAAACATCACCATCATGTGCATAAACTGGAAGTGTAGCGTCTTTATGTAACTTTTTTACTTTTATAGTTATATACTCAACATATTGTTTATCTACTAAACTACTTCTATCAATCATTAAAAGTACCTCTTATAGTAGCTAATTGTTTATTAGATAATCTAGCTTTAGATAAATCAATAAGTTGCTCATTTAATTTTAGTTGTTCTATATTATCTAATATACGTTGATCAATTATACCTTTCTTAGCTTTACTTTTAACTTTTTCAATAATTTCATCTATTGTATCGCCTAGTTTTGCATACTTTAATGATCTTGCAGTATCTTTTTTAGGTTCTCCAAGACCTGTAATACCTTGAATATTATCTGATGTATCACCACTTAAAATTAAAGCTAGTAAGTATTCCTCTGGGGAACAATTTAATGTTTCAAATAGCCAAAGATTATCCCTTTCTTCATTATGATATGGCGAAAATATAATAACGTCATTATTTAGTAATTGAAATAAATCTTTATCAGAACTTACTATATATGTTTTATTATAGTTATAAGAATAATCTTGAACAAGTTGATAGATAATATCATCTGCTTCTACTCCGTATTCTTTAATAACTGTAACTCCAGCTTCAATTAACGCTTCTTGTGCGAGTTTTAGATTTTCAAAGAATATTTCTCTTTGTGCTTTTTGTTCTGGATCATCTGTTCCTCTATTTCCTTTATAATCTGGAAGTAAAGACATACGATATTCTGATTTACCATAATCAAAACAAACAACAATTTTATCCGCTGCAAAACTGCCGGCAAAACTTAATGCAGTCATAGGATATGCTTCAGCTAAAGCTGTAGGTCTACTAAACCATCTATAAGCTAAACTATTACCGTCTATCAATAATAGATTTCCTGTCTTACGTTGAAAATTTCCCATTAAATTCCTCTTAACCAATTATCAGTTTCTTGTTGTAATTGTCCTATCATAATGGTTTCTTTAGTTATTTCTTTTTCAGTTTCTGTTGGTGATATACTACTAGGTAGTAGATTATATAATATATTTTCAAAAAGTTTTATTTGTGATACAAAATCTTTTGCAGTACTATTACTAAATAATTCTGCTTTTGTAGTTGTTGCATATCTAATACCACCATACGTACAAATAACATCAGCAATAGAACCACATATCCGTACTTGTACACACATAGCTTTGTAATAACCAACCATAGTAGTTACTATTACATTATTTTCATAACTATAATTGATAGAGGTAACAACCATTAGTTTATACCCTTTATAAACTCATCCAATTCTTCTTGTAGCATTTCTCTAAGTGTTAATTCACGTTTATGTTTCTGCGTAATGTCATTATATACGGTATTTATAGCAGGCATATTATATAGAGCAGTATCTGATACTATAGTTCCTGGATTTTCAAACACTGCTCTATTAGTATAGATATATGCTTTTTCTTTTAGTTCACGAGCTAATTTAGTTAAGGTATTGATTACTACTCCAATATCATTAATACCGTATAACATACTTTCTGGTATAATATAACTTACTTTTAAGTGTGCTCGTCTATCTTCTAATATTATTGTAATACCACTACGTATAGGATCCCTATATGCATGCGCATCTAAATCCATAAATCTAAATGTATCACCTGATGCAATAGTGTTTCTTAAATTATGTATAAAATCATATGGCATCTGCTAACCAATTATCAGTTTCATCTTGTAATATTTCTATTGCTGTTTTTTCTCGTTTAGGTTGCGGTTGTGTATAATAACTATCCCATGTTACGTAGGGGTTAATATTATAAATTGTGGCTGTGGCTGTTACACCGGCACTCCATACGTAAGAATTTACATTAACCATTACTCTTTAGACTTAATATGCAAACGGGCATTAACATCTGGAAGTTTACCCATAATCTCACCATACATCTTCTGCATACTAGCAAGTTGCTCTTTAAGAGCTTTTTCCATTTTATCCTGATATTCAGCCTTTACAGTAGCAATTTTATCATTACACATATCTTTAACGGCAGAAATAGCATTATTCTTTTCTGCTTCCATTTCCATCTTTTTACGATCAAGTTCAAGCTGATTACGCTCTTCCTTCATCTTAATCATGTGCTTGATGTCTTCTTCTTCAATTTTCTTTTGAAGTTTAACATCTTCAAGTTGCTCATTAAGCTTACTGATTTCACCCTTTAATCTACTTTTTTCTTTTTCAGCTTCAGATTTTAGTGATTGAGAAATTTTATGCAAAGCTTCTTCTGCATCATTTCTAGCTTTTATCAATGTAGAAATCTGTTCTTGCAATTCAACTTCTTTATTTACATCGTTCTTTTTTCCAAATAATCCCATAATCGTATCTCCTATTTTATTTAAAATTCTTTTAACCAATCGTCTAACAACATTAATTGATATGTGTGTGAGTCTGTACAGAAAAATACTAAATTTTTACCAGGCATTAGCATATCTGATGGATCTCTTTCTATTATGCACATATTTTTACCTCTATTTTCAGCAAAAATAAGACATCCTATTTTATCACCTTTTTGTTCTTCTAATTTTTCTAACCATTTTGTAATATTACATGATTTTGCTTTTTGTGGGAAATGATATAAATTTACTTTTTCATATTTTTTTAATTCAAAGAAGTAAGGCCATTCATTATTATCCGTGCATATTAAATCCCCCTGTAACCCTTGAATAGCATTAATTGTCCCAAATGCCCCTGATCCCGGAGTACGTTTAAAAGTGTAACCAATAGATTCTGATAAAATCTTAGCAATCTTTCTTTCATAATCTGCTCCTTTTTTTCTACTATCAACCACTGGCATACTCCATAAATTTATTGGTGGAAATTTTAAATCTGGCCATTCCATATATTATATCATTTTTATTTATAAATGTCAATTAAAATTATATATTTTATTAACAGCGTTTAGCTGTTATTTCTCCAGTCTTATGTATTAAAATATCATAGTTAGGAATTGCTGAATAAGCTGAACAAGATTCAAATAATTCTTTTGACATAGCTGTATATTCAAATCTATTATCTGCTATTTTAAAACTACAGTCTAGCACAATAAGTTTAGACATTAATCTACGAATAGTTTTAGGACTACTATTTATTGCATCTAATGTTACATAAAATTTTCCTAAATGTCTATTTTTAAGCATTTTCAATTCTCGCTATTCCATTTTCTTTTATTATATTTATATAAGGTAACTTATTATCATAATATGTATGACTAATACTAATTACTTTAAATGGTAAAGTTTCTAGTAGTTGATATAATCTTTCTCTACCAATACTATCTACTGAGCTTAAAATCTCATCTAAAAACATAATATTAATATCAGCATCAGCTATAGTTGATAAGACTTCTCTAATAGCAAATAAAACTGCAATTTGTAAACGACTAAATTCACCATCAGAAATATCCGATACTGGATAATCTATCCCATCTCTAGTAATAGAGAAATTTAACTTATCATTTTTTAATGATATAATTAAAGCTACATCACTATTGAATAAGTAATCTACATAAGTATTAATAGATTCTTGAAGATGTACTAATAAAGATTCTAATTTAAATGTTACTAATTTTTTAAGTGCATCATTTAGTGTTTTTAATCTGGAATATTTTTGTTCTTTTTCTTTAAAACGCTTTTGCGCTTTAACTAATTCTTTTTCTGCTTTTTCTTTTAATTCAGTTTTTAATTTTTGCTTAGCATTATGAGCCGTAACTTCAGAATTATATTTATCTATTAAAGAACGTTCATTCTCCATTAGTTCTTTATTTTCTACTAAAGAATCTATAACAGTTTCAATAGTTTCATAGTCTCTTAATTCTTTAGATGCTATAGATGGGTCAAATACATGTAGTAATCTAGCTAAATCGTCATTTAATCGTTTAAATTCCTTAAATATTGAATCCTGTTCTTTTAATTTTTTAATTCTAAATCTAACTTCTATATCTTCTTTTATTAATTTAGCTAATAAATTATCACATTCTTTAGCTTTATCTTTGTTAAAAGCAGTAGGTACAGGCTGCTTACATGTAGGACAATTCTTCTCTTTTTCAGAATATCTACGTAAATTAGCTTGTATTCGTAGTTTATCAGATGCTATAGCTCCAACCTTTTGTTCTAAAGAAACTAATAATTCATGATCTATAGGCTGTGATACAGTAATATTATCAAGTTTAGTCTGTACAAGTTCTATTTGTTCTTTATAATGCTTATGTTTATTTACTTCAGCATTATGACTGTCTACTAAACTTAATTTTTTACGTTCATCTGCTATGTTTAATATTACATTATCTAACTCTAGTTGCCCATCCCATACTTTTAACGCTTTACATACTTCAATAGTAATTTCACTATCAGTTTCACACTTATCTAGTAAAGTTTTTGCAGATATCATTTCACGATTTGCATCACTAGTTAGATTTTTAAATAAAGTAATTTCTTCATTATACGAATCTAAATTAAATAAATTTACTAGTAATTTTTTACGTTCACTATCAGTAGTTGTTAAAAAATTCATATAGGTTTTAGATGATTGGTAACCTAAACTTGTAAATAAAGTATAATCAAATCCTGTGATAGCTTGAATTTTCTTTTGTGTTTGTACTACAGTATGTGCAGATATATCAATACCATTTTCAATTAATGTTAATGTAGTTTTGCCATTTACAGTTCTATCAGTAATAACTTTATATAACTTATCTTTAACTTTAAAATGTGTAGTTAATTTATATCCTTTATTTAGTTTATTATTACCTATATTACCTTTTAATGTTCCTTTTAAATTCTTACCAAATAAAGATTCTTGTAGACACATAAATACAGAAGTTTTACCAGCACCATTAGATGCTCCTTCTGTTTCATCTTCATCAAAATTATACCCTATGATTTGAGTATGATTTTCTAATTCTTCATAATTAATTATTTGCTTAGCCCCAAAAGCAAAAGCATAATCAATTTCTGTTTTAATTAGATGCATATTCTCTATAAACCTCTAAATGAGAAGCTATGTCAGAAACTTCCATATATTCTAATATAGCTTGTACTTCTTCAATTCTTGTTTTACCTAGTAAATCAACTGTAGCCTTATTTGATACTCGAACTTTTTTAGCTACATTTCCCTTTGTTGTAATTCCTTGCAACTCATCTACTGAACCTTCTACTTCTATTAAAAAATGGTGTTTAGATTCTGTTTCTTGTCGCTTTTTCACTTCCTCAGGTGCTACTACAGTTTTGACTAATTGAGGTAAATCAAGAGGTATAAACTGTGGAATATACCAATCTTCCTTATCAGTATCAATTAAAAATACTCCAAATTCTTTATCTAAGTTACATTGTTCAAATGTTATAGAATATGGACTTCCTGGATACCATACATTTTTAAAAGGCATATGCTGATGGTATGTATGTAAGTCACCTAATAATACTAGGTCATAATTACTAAACCTATTAAAATCATATTCAGGATCAACCATTGGTAAGTTACCACGTGCATGTGATATAAGAATTGTTTTTTCAGCAGCTTTTGGAGGAATAGGAGGTTGTAAACCTAGTTTAATAAAATGATAACTGAAAAAACAAATAAAGATACGTCCATTATTTAATTCTAATGTTTCTTGATCCAACATTAATCTAAAGTTATCAGCTTCTAGTGGTTTCAGCATTGATAAAAATGTTTTATATTTTGTAGTAGCCTCATGATTTCCACCAATCATATAACGTGGTCGATTGTCCGATTCTATAAACTCTAGAAAGATACCTAATTCGTCAATATTTGGAGACTTGTCAAACCAGTCTCCTCCTAGTATATGAACGTCGAAATCCATAGAGTGTATAGCATTGAAAAATTCAGTATAGCGATTATATGCCCAATCTTTAGGTACTTTACTCTTTCTTAGAGTTTGATGTTGATCTGCTGTAAATAATATCTTCACGTGCTTCCTCAAATATATCTGCTATACTAAGTCCTCTACTTTTATCATCAACCTGATCTACTGTTATAAATCTCACAGTTCCAATTTCTAATTTTATTTCTTCATATGTAGCATTAATAATGTGGTATCCTAAAGACTTTGCCAGTTCAACCATCATCTTCATTACTCTTCCAATATCTGTTTTTGATCGTAAAACATATAAAGCTATATTAGAATCAGATAGTTCTAATCGTTGTAATAGTAAAGTACTATAATATGTTGTTTTTCCCTGACCTCTGCCTACTAAACCATCTCTTAAAGCTACATTATGGAGTTTATCTATATCAAGCATTTTCTCTCCTTTGTATCTCACGTTCGATATACCAAATAGCTTTCTTTAAATCTTGAATATCACACTGACCAGATTTTAATCCATTTCTCCAAAGATATTTTATGGCATTTCCAATACAAAAATTATAGTATTCTGTAATTTGAATACACTCCACACCACTAGGATGTGATATATAATGACTAGGGTGTTTTACTGGATCATCTGTTTTCATTATTTAATTGTGCTTGTTGTTTAGCTATTATGGTATTTGCTTCATCTATCGCCATAATTAAAGATTGATTTATTGATCTAATATTAGCTAGCCCATTTTTGTGTATTCTCTTTAAATGTTTAATGTATTCACATCTACCATCATATTTTAGTTTTAAATCAAAAATAGACAATCGTAATCTAGAAGTTAATTTATTAAGTCTACGTAGTTCTCGTTTTTGATTTCTTGTTCGTTTTACTAAATTAAACATTATAACTCCTAAAAATAAGTGCTAGAGAACCAAATGATTCTCTAGCACTACGCTATTTACCTATTACCGCCAATATCAAGATCATTTGGTACATCATCGCCCTCACCGATTGTACCATTTACTGGTGCATCAGACATATCATCTAGTAAATCTGTGTTTTCACGAAGGAATCCAATCTGCTCATCCAAAGATGGATGTGGGTAGAGTTTTTCTAGATCATAACGCTTAAGGGCTTTCTCTTCTTTAGTAAGAGGCGAGTTAGAACGTCCTGGAATAGTTTTATACTCTACATTAATCGGTAGAGGACCAGTTTTATTCTTTTTAATGGTAATATCATATCCTGTTTCATCATTAGTGAAATCACCATAATCTTTATGCTGCGCCCATGCAACTAGTTCATTAAAAACAGTTTTCTTAAGCTCAATAATCTTAATCTTACCATCAGCTCTATCAATGCATTGAATTACATATGCAAACTGAGGCTTAAGTTCCTTTCCATCATGGCCAAATTTACCATTCAAAGGATCATTAGCCTCATTATCAAATGCTTCAGTTTCACGATTGAAACCTAAGCACTCTACTGTACGTTTATTACCATCATTTAGTTGTAGCCAGTAAACGTGACGAGCAATATAATTGCCAATAATTCTAACAGTGATTTCACCACCATTTTGAATATCTTTTGATAGATTAATTCTACAAATATCACCAGTTTCTGCTGGTTTTGCGTTTCCCCAACTTGCCATATTATTTTCTCCTGTGTAATTGTTCTTCTAGTTCGAATCTAATCATATTATTCGATTGTGTTATATACTTACTTAGTTTTACATTTGGCATCCAAGATAGAGGTATTGAAAGTTCATCTATTAATCCTAAATAAAACTCATATCTCTGTCTTAGGGATAGCAGTTTAACTGCTTGTATATAATCATATTTATTATTCACATCTATAGTTGCATCTTCAAATATAGTAGGGTGAATAAAATTGAGAGGATGTGTAACTGGAAATTTATTGACAATAGTCTCTCTGCTGACATAAGTCATAGCAGCTTTAGCGATCTTTCCATTAGTTACCGCTTGGGTTCTAGCTTTTATTCTATTAAATGCATCATCTGTATTTAATTGTTTAGTAATTGCTAAAAAACAGAAGATTACAGTAAACTCGCGATCTTCTGTTAATGACTCCACATATGCGTGATTATATCCTCTATATGGTTCTGGTAATTTTAACATATAAATTTGTATCTGTCAAGAATATTTTTAAAGTACTTCCTATATTTGACTTTGTTCATCCATTGAGCGTTTTAATATAGATGCAACAATTGTCGAATACTCTGGCCAATCATCTTCAATAATTATACATGATAAATCTGGATTTACTCCACGTTTTTCTCTAATATCGCATAGTTTATCACATATACATTCTAATATAGATCTCTCTGTATCTGTTAACATAGCAACATCTTTCATTTTTAATACTAAATATCTAAATTCTAATTTTTGTTCCATTAATCTTCTCCAAATATATCATAATTTAATTGACTGTAATAATCTATTCTACAATTTTGTTGATATGCTGTTATATTTTTAGGTAAAAAGAAATAATCTACATATTCTGGAATAGGTTTATTTGGATATTTACGTTCTATTCTACCTATATATTGAATAAATAATTGAGGATTATTCATGCTATATGGTACATGCATACAATCTAGACTAGGTTCATCAAATCCTGTTCCTATTAAACTATCAGTTCCAAGTAATACAATATGTCTATAATGAATATCATATAAAATCTTTTCATTAGCTAGTTTATCAGCTTTAGTTTTTTCACTTTTTAACCAACCATAAGGTATATCTAAGGTTTCTAAACTTTTACATAAAGCATCTAAATGCTTTAATCTAGGAGATAATACAATTATTCTACGTTTTCTTATATAATCTTTTTCTATCTTTTTAGCAACAAAATCATTAAATTTCCTATTATTAGATAAGTAGTCTAAAGCATCATTATAACTAGATACCCCTCCAAAAGGAAAATTAAAATCTGTATGGACTATTCTAATTTTAGCTTTTTGACCTTTTGGTAATTGTTCAAATTTTTGATTTCCAAATATTCCTTCTAAGTGAAAATGCATACCATCCTTTCTAAAAGGTGTAGCAGTAAACCCTATTCTATTTGCTGCGTAAAATGATGTTGATAGATTTAGTAATTGAGGTGCTGCTGCTTTATGACCTTCATCTACTATAACTAAAGCAAATCGCTTTTTTACTTGCTCATTGAATAATTCTTTATTTTTCAAAGACTTAGGAGATGCTACAGTAATATCCTGTATATCACATATTCCATCCCCGATGATTCCAGGTGCATAACCTAAGAAGGTTTCTAATGATTGCTGCCATTGTTTTAGTATTCGTATAGTTGGTACAAGTATTATTGTTTTATATTGTGTATCTGCAATTATCTTTGCACCAATAACAGTTTTACCAAAACCAGCTCTAGCAACTATTAAGCCACTATCATTTTTTCTAGAATCCCAGTCTTCCATTAATTCTTTTTGTTCTGGACGTAGATCTCCAATAAATTCTACTGAATTCTGCAATTTGTCAGTAACTTGATAGTCACTAATAAAAAATGGGTATAAGTTATCGTCAATTTTAGAAAAGTAACCTTTATCTACAATATATAAATCATGCCGTGTACTATATTTAAATAATTTTATTGTACCTTCAGTTTTATGATGAGCAGTAAGTACAGCTTTAAATAAAGACTCATCTTGTATAGCTTTTCTTGGAATATATAATTTATCAGCTATAGTTAACTTATATTTTGTAGTGTTTTGTTCTATGTTCATTATTTTTTACATCTAAGAAATACCGTATATCATTCCATACAGCTAATTCCGCTACTAGATTTATTCTATTAATGCCATCTTCTTTTAGAAATTGACAATTATGTTTTATAGGATTACTAATCCCTGTTACTTTTATTCTATCAGGATAAGCAATTTCTATTAATCTATATTCTCTGAAAAAAGTGACAGCCTTGTTACATAGATAAAAAATGCCTTTAATTTTATCAATGATGAATACAGTATGACTGCGCTTAATTTGCACTTTGAATAGATCTTCAATACAAGTTATCACTGTCCCTGTTAACGGACGTTGAGACTCATAAAGTTTATTTGCTTGAATTAGGGTTCCATTTAATAAAATCTTATTAATAGAAATCTCTTCTAATCTACCATTTGTAGATATTAAATAACAAGGAAAATTTAAATCATAGGGATTTTGTAATTCTATCATACAAAAGCCCAATTAGCTCCTATTTCAAAATCAACTGGTACTACTGATTTTACTTCATTAGGTACAAAATATCTGTGACGTTGCAAACACTCTTTTAGACCTTCTCTATACTCACTTAGTACACTTTTATGAACTTCAGATGCCAGCGAATCATGTACAATAGTAAATGGACGTACTAAATCTTGTTTAATCCAATTATTAGCAATAATATATTCTTTCATAAAATCAGTAAATCCCATAAGCATGATATCTGATGCTGTTCCTTGGAATAAAGTATTAATACCAGAACGAATAGCATGTTCTGCTACACCACTATTATTTGAAAATACATCAGGTATATTTCTTATACGACCTTGAGCATATAATAGTTTACCTGTTCTACGTAATGTACTTTCTTGTTCTTCCATCCAGTCTTTTAAAACAGATGCTTTATTAAAGTAATCAACAATCATTTGCTCACATTCTTTTAATGATACTTTAACGCCTAAAGCTGAGATTTCTTTCCACAAGCGGAAAGCAGTAGCACCATATAAAATACCAAATGTGATAGTTTTTGAAGCTTGTCTTTCCTCTTTATATTTATGTTCAATCTCTTCAACAGGACAATTTAAATTAAATACACCTTTAGCAATATAGCTATGAAAGTTAAGTTTAGATTCAAAAGCTGACATTAAGAACGGATCTAATGATAAAGCCATAGCCATCCATACTTCGGCAGTACCTAAGTCAGCATTAACAATTACATAATCATCTCTAGCTTTAAAAAGTTTTTTAACAGTTTTATCTTTTCGCGGAACATTCTGAAAATTAAACTTTGCCATTATTTAATACGACCTCTAGTACCACGTTTTAAATTCTTAGCCATTTTATTCAATGTCATCATCAAACCCTACTACTTTTAACTTAATACCGTAAATAATCATATCATGAATATAACTTAGATCATTATTAGCAATAGCTTCACTAATTCCTATACCTTGTTTACGATTAAATGTTGCTTCTTCTGACAATTCACTCATTAAACGCCTAGCTGCACTTTCTGCTAACATAAAGGGTTCATCTTTAAATGTTTCTTGTATATCATCTCGTTGTAATATTTCTAATATACTAGTACTCATTCTTTCTCCTCTGATGAACTTAATCTTCCTGATTCTGCTACAGTTAGATTAAAGTTGCCTCTCATTCTTCCATTAGCTTTAATTCCTAATATAATATTAGAAACATAGGTTCCATACATTTTTGTAGCAGCACGTAATTGCAAAATTAACTTAGGCATATCATGTAATTTAGCTAGAGCATTTAAGGCTGTTGCATCAGTTGTGTTATTTCCTGTTGCTGTTTTTCCTTGAGTTGGTAATCCTAATTTATCATATAGTAATTTGCCAATTTGTTGGTATGAGTTGGGATTAAATTCTTGTTTTTGCTCATGTTCTAATCTATGAATTGCATCAAATTTATACATTTCTTTTTTAATATCTGCAATTTCTTCTTGATATAGTTCTGCTAATTCTGTTAAATATTCATTATCAATAGGAGCACCAGATAATTCCATATGCATCAATGAGTCTACAGCTGGAAGCATTATCTCCAAATAACATTTTCTTGTAATGGGATCAGCGTCTTTAAAAGCAGGACGTCCCATATTATGCATTAATTGTAATGTGGCATCACTGTCACTACATGCATACGGAACAAGAATTTCTAAAGGAATCATATCAAATGTAAAATCTGCTTTTTTAATTTTTGCTTGTCTACAAAATTTAGTAATATAGTCATCTTGTGCTTTAGAATAGTCACCAAGATTTGTATATTTCATAGCTAGAAGTTTTAGACTATGGGTTCCTTTTGTTTGATCTACAAAAAGATAATGCATAATCATAGTACAATGAAAATTAGGAATTTCTATCCCCAATTTATGAAACATCCATTTTTTATCAAATTTAGCATTATGCATTATAACAGTTACAGATTTAAGTAATTCTGCAAGTTCATTTCTACATTTCTTCATAATTTTAAATGGAATAAACCATCCATTATTTAATTTAGAAGATATAGTACAACCTATTATGTCACCTACATATGGGTCAAGATCAGTAGTTTCAGTATCAAAAGAAATCGCTTTTTCACTTGCTAAATCCCTGAATAACCTTATTGCAGACTCAGAATTATCTATAAACTTATAATCTGTTACTATTTCAGCCTCTTCTGTAGAGCCGTTATCCCATGCTTGTTTTATCACATCGAAACTATGTTTAACTGCTGGTTCTTCAGCTGGATTAAGATATACAATATTAGGACTTTTAATTGGAATAGATGGCATTGGGTCAGTTAATAACTGAGCATGATATTTAGTAATACCACCTTTATGTTTAATTACTTTTTTAAAAGGTTCTGCACCGATAGGAACTATAAATAAATACTTAGAAATTAAACCTTTAATATCTAATGTAATATCTTTAACCAAAACCTTTTTTAAACTAGGATTATCTGTTAAATATAATATATCATAGTTAATAGAAGGATGAACCCATTGTTGTAGCATTCGTTCATCTTTCTTTTCATTTTTTGGAATATCAAAGATAAAAGCTATTTTTTTAGTCATACCTCTGTACCTCTATACATAAACCAACAAGCAGCTCCATAAAGAATAAAACTAAGTGGAGCATCTGTGCCTAATCCTATACAAAAACAAATTATAGCACTAACAATTAACATAGTATAAACCCTTCTTGTATTCTACAATTATTATATTTTACTATAGCATTTAACGCATTTATATTATCAATATCACCTGGGTCTGATGCAGGCGGTAGTCTTTTATAAACTAAATTACTAGCAGAACAAATATTTTTTATTTTTGCTGATGCTGATTTTCCTGCTCCATCATTATCCAGCATTGATATAATTCCTTGTATTCCTCGTATCTTAGCCTCTTTTAACATAAATTTGTTAAAGTTAAGTCCAAAGAGAGGACACACATTTCTAATTCCCAAATCATATAATTTTAAATAATCAAAAAATCCTTCTACTAATACTAATGTTGGAGCACCACAATTAATATTATATAAAAAATTTATTTCAGCCCCAGAAGGTTTTCTAAGGTACTTAGGTTCTATTTCGGAATCCATTGATCTTCCTTCTATAAATACAAATTCTTTGTAATTATTATATATAGGAAAACATAATCTATATTTCCATGTAGGATCATCTGTTATAAATGCATTATGATCTTTGTATGTTTGTGCCGCTATATCCCTATAGTCTCTATCAAAGTATTCAGCATCCGCAGGAATAGTAGGAGAAATTTTTCTAAGTTTAAATATACTTTCTTTAATTTTATCAATTTTTAATGATAAGAACATTTGCTGTGCTGGAGGCTCTTCTCCGAGTATATTTAAAAGTTTTGCTATTCCACCTTTAAAACCACAACTAAAACAATGATAACGTCCTGTATTTCTATCAATATGCATACTAGGGTTATTATCTGAATGTTCAGGATTCATACAACTCACTACGTAGTCACTACCTTTTAGTATATATCCTATACTATGTTTATCTAATAATTCATCTACATAAGCCATTATGCTTGTCTTAATCCTTTACGTTCTGTGGTATCAAATTCAGTATTTTCAGGTGCATCTTCTAATGTCAGAGTATCCCAATTCATCTGTATAGAGAATGGAAATTCTGAGTTATCTCTTGCTTTAGATTGATACACTTGCATTATTCTATCTTTCAATCCTGTAGATGGGTCAATTTTAGCAAAAAACTTAAATGATCTATCTGCTGAATCTTCGATAGCCTTAGCTCTTTTAGCACTACCATCTGAATGGATCTGGTAAGGTGATATTAATGTAATGTCATGCTTTTTAGCTATTTCTTTTAAGTGTTCGGCTTTATGTTGTTGAATAAGCCAATCTTGTTCTTTTGATCTAATATCATCCTTAATAATATTAATATAATCTACAACTACTAAACCAAGATCATGCTGTTGTTTTAATCTAGTAATAATATAGTCTAATTTAGTCATACTTAAACTGGCATCATCAATAAAGAAATATTTATGCTCATTACGTTTACAGTATTTTAGTCTATTATTAAATAAATCTTTATCTAAACAATCTTTATACTCAGATATAACCTCATGTAATTGTTCTGTATCTTGATATAGAAATTTAGCTTTTGCTATCTCTATAGCCATTTTTTGTATATCAGTAGTAGTCTTTCTCTTAATAGCAGAGTATGAAACTCCTGATAATTGTGATAACCAACGTTCCCTTACATTTGCAGATGACATTTCAATATTAAAATATGCAACAGAACGTTTATGGATTTCATAATGATAATTAGCTAAATTTTGTGAAATAATACTTTTACCAGAACCGCGTTCACCACCAATAATAATAAATTCTTGGCTGGCAAAGCCTCCAGCTTCTTCATCAAATTTCTTAGAAAATCCAGAAGTAAATACTTCTAAAGCATCTTCTTCTGAATCAATATCTACTGCATCTACAATAGTATCATTAGATGTAGTTTCAATATCACCTAATCTAAGCTGGATTTCTGACATTTTTTCTGCAATATCTTCAGCAGAAAGTGTGCCTACTTCATCTAATGTTTCTAATGTAAAATCAAGATATGTATTTCTTGCTGCTTGATTCTCTAATTCTTCTCTGATAAGATTATTTTCTACATCAATATCACTGTATATTGCTATCCAGTCATTTATTGATATAGATTCACGTTCTAAGATAGATAGTTCATCTGTGCTAGGCAGTTTACCATATTCTGTATAGTATTTTCCTATAGCATTAAAGATAAGATAAGAAATACCAGTAAAATATACAGAATTAAGTGAATGAAAAAATTCTACATCATTATCAGACAATAACTTGACTATAGCAAGCTTTTCTAAATCAATAGTCAATATGTCCTCCTAAATTTTTGCCAAGTTATGTCTCTTTTGATGTGCAAAGAAACCTTCTGTCCTTTCTCCACCATTATATTGCTCTAACCATACTCTAAAGATATTATCTTTGTATGTTTTTGTAACTTCTCCATATAAGTTGTAAAGATAAGAATATATCTTATCCCCTTCTCTTAATTCTGATGTTTTATCCCCTACTACGGTAGTTTTAGCATTTTTTCTACTGCGTGCACGAATTGGTATTCCATTTTTAACTAAAGCTGATCTAACCGCACCTGGAGATCGTAAGATATGTTGTGCAATTTTATTCATTGACCATTCATCTTTAGTATATAATTCTACTATTTCAATGATTTCCTCATCTGTTATTGGGGTACCTTTTTTACTTTGTCTTTTTTGTTCTTTCTTTTCTTCTCTACTTACATAAGTTTCCATTTCTTTACGTAAGCGAGGTAAGCCTATATGATACTCTTTTGCTAATGCAGAGTCAGATATCTCTTTAGAAATATATTTTTCATAGATTTCTTTTAAAGTATCATTATCTAATATTGTTCTAGAAGCCATTATTCTTCCCTAGGATAACTTTCTAATCCTTCACGTTCTTCTTTTGCCAATTTACGTTCATAGTCTGTTGGCTTAATTCTTATCACAGGTTGTAAAAATGTTATAAGATCTTTTCTAGAATTATTCATAATAAAATTACCATGTGGAATCCAGCCATTAGAAATTAATTTATCTACTTTTGTAGCTAAATCACCAGCTCCATTACCTATAATAATGTCATATTCATATATTTTATGATTCATCTTCTACTTTACCTTCTAACACGTCTTCAAATGCAAACCATTCATCTTTTAGAATATTTCCAATCATATCAATTTTAGACTTTGTACCAATTACTCTAATAGGTTTCCCTTTTAGATGTTCCCAACAACGTACACCAACTACACGAAGAATATGCTTGATAGCTTCTCCGCCTACTACAGTAAATACTCGTGTATCATTCTCTTTATCGTACTCATCAAGAGCATAACCACCAAAACCTTGATTACTACCTCCGTAATCAAGCTGTAGCATAAAAGTCATAATACCATGATCTTCTACACCTAAAAATGTACCTGCAATTATAGCATTTTTAGTAAACTGTCCCACCTAATAATTCTCCTAATTTATAATGATCTGTTATACACTTTATAGCTATCATGTAAGATATAATAATAGATAATCCAAATATACCTTTAAAATATAATGTATACCCACGTTTACCCCATACTACTTTATAATTATAAATTGTCTTCCACAAAACAAATTTCTCCTTTGACGCTATTTTAACATAAAAATACACAGTTGTCAATTAAAATTTTAATTTAATAACTGTTATCAAATTGTAAAATATACCTATATGCATACCTAATACTAATATTATAAAATTAGTCATGCATATAGTAACTTATAATTTTAAAATTTAAATTATATTATAAAAATAACAAAGGCCGCATACAGTTAAGTATGCGACCTTTGTAAAATAAACTAAACTATTAGTGTTTAGTCGTCACTTTCATCAGAATCCTTTGTAGGAGACACAAACTGAATACCTTCACGTCCTGCCTTAGCACGTAGAGATGCTACAGGAATATCAAGTGCATCAGCAGCTTCCTGACTTGTCATAGTAGCTGCTAGCTCAGTAATCTTCTCAAGCAATTCAGGAGTATAATCAACAGCAGTCTTATTCTTAGTCTTCATATCAGACGGGAATGTAGCAATACTGCCCTCTTTATGAAGCTTACCAATACGGGACTGAACACCGCGAAGATTTAGACCGTGTGCAGAAGCGATAGCTTCAGCAGTTTCACCAGCAGTAACACGCTTGATGATATCAGCAATAACTTCCTCAGTGTAAAGAACCTGACGAGCAGATGCTTTCTTTTCACGCTGCTTAGCAGACATCTTCATTGATAGAAGTTTACCACGTACCTGTGGTACAGTTTTACCAACTTTTTCTGCAATATCTTCGATAAAGTCTCCAGCTTCTGCCATCTTAGCAACGATAGCTTCTTCTTCATCAGAGAATTTCTTTGGAGCAGCTTCCTTCCTAGGAGAAGGTTCTAGTGTAAGCTGCATTGCAAGTGCTTTACCACGCACCTGACGTACAGACTTATCAAGAGCCTCTGCAATATCCTCTGCTGTATTACCAGCACCTGCAAGTTCTGCGAACTTAGCAGTTTCAGCTTCAGTAAATGAAGGCTTACGCTCCTTAGTAGGCACATCATAATCCATAGAACGCAGCTTAGCAGTTAGACTACGCTCAGTTACGTCTAGTGCTTCACAAAGTTTTGAAATACCCTCTGCTGTTACAGAACCTGCTTCATCAATAGCAGTTTCAATCTGCTCCAACATTTCATCAGTATACTTTGACATAATTTATCATTAACCTCATTTTTAAAAAATTTTATTAGTTTCACTCGCTTTTCCCAGCGATGGGGATAGGCTATCATAAAAGAAAGAATCAGTCAAGTAAAATTTTCAATTAAATTAACTATTCAATCACATTTATAGAACTTATTTTAGTAAATACTTATAAATTAAATTTTTCTCTTTCTTTAAAATAATCTATAATAGGTACATCCTTCATTCTAGCTTCATCAACTTTTTTACCTGGTTTATCACCGAATAATAGATATGTAGTATTTTTCGTAACAGCTGATCCAATTTTCCAACCTTGTTGTTTTAACTTATCAGCAATTAACTTTCTTGAAACATCCATAGTTCCTGTTATAACTATAGTACCAAGAGTTTGTTCTACTTGTTTAACTGTATGAATATTTTTATAAATATCCTCCAGCTCTTCAAGCATTTTATAATTTGTATCAATCCAGTTTAATATTTTGCTAGCAGTAATATCTCCGACTCTAGGGATAGATATTAAATCTTCTTTTGTTACATTTAATAATGTAGTTATTTTAGAAGATAAAACTTCTGCCATTGTATTTCCTAAACCTGGAATAGAACATGCAGCCCACATTTTATAACGTGGCTGATTATATGAACTATGTAGATTAGTAATAACCTTTAATCCATTTTTCTCACCAATATTAGATCCATTAAGTAATTCAACATAGTCCATATATACTAAATCAGCTAAATTGGATATAGTTTTTGACTCATATAATTGTTCTAGAGTTTTTATTCCTAAACCTTTAATATTAAGGGTTTTACAAAAATGAGCAAATTCTTTTACTTTACCAGCATCACAAAGACTATTATCACAGAATAACTGTCCTTTTGTTTCGCGTAATGGCTCACTACAGTTAGGGCAATTTTTCTGAGAAATAATAATTCTATCTTTCGCTTTTTCACTTACGCTTAAAACTTGTGGTATTACATCTCCAGCACGCTGAACATTAACTATATCATTAATATGAATATCACGTGTCCGTATATTAGCCATATTTGCTAAACTTGCACGGCTAATTGTAACCCCACCTAAGTCAATAGGCTCCAATAATGCTACTGGAGTGACTTGCTTAAGCTTTCCTACAGACCACTCAATTCCTACAAGTTTTGTCTGTGCAACTTCACCTTTAAATTTGTAAGCAGTAGCAAACTTAGGATGATGATTAGTATAATCAGTCCACTTATTAGTATCATTAACTTTAATAACAATACCATCTGTATATGGATATTTTTTAGAGAAAGTATTTTTCATAGTATCAACATCAATAGTGAAGTCAGTTTCACATAACCATTCTATATTATTAATACCTGAAATAGATTGTAACCATTCTAACATTAATGTATATGATACAAATTTTAATCCAGCAGTATTATACGCTACAAACTGAATTCCTCTTTCCTTAAATTCTTCCGGATTCTTAAGCCCAAGTGAGCCTGCAACATAATTACGATGGTTTTTATAATGTTTACGTAGTTTCTCAAAATCAAAACAGTATGCCTCACCTTCAATTCTGAAATCAGCTTTCTCATCAATAATTAATGGAATACCGCCTATAAATACAGCAAGATTCGTAACATCTTGTCCAATCTCACCATCTCCTCTAGTCAGAACATGCGAAAGTAACCCATTACTATAGTAACAGGCTAAACTTATACCATCTAGTTTAGGAGTGATAACCATTGTATCTTTCCAAGGATATACCCAATTATATAATGATTCTTTATCATTAATATTATCTAGGCTAAGCATTTTCCCATGACTATGGGGGATTTCTTTTCCTTCACATTCAATAGGAAAACCGACTCTCTGTGTTGGAGAGTCGGTTCTAATTTCTTTATTTGATAATCTACTTTCGTAGCTTTTAATTGTTTCTACTAATAGATCAAATTCCCTATCGGAAATAATAGGTTCACCTAAAACATAGTAAGCTCTAGAATATATATTAGCTAAATCTACAGCTTTATTATATTTATCAACCATGTTCTTTGCCACAAACCGTACAGGAGCACCCACCCTTACCTTTAGTAGTACTAGAACGCTTATTAGCTACACGAATACCTTTACCATAGGTTTTATCTTGAAATTCATGTGTGCATGTACACCTAACCAATTTAGTTGCCAATTTCATCTCCTATATATTCTTGGTTATCCCAATTTTTTTCTATTTCTTCTATATTCATTTGTGCAGATCTACGAGACTTATTCATTTTAGCATAAACCTTTTCTAGCCAAATATTTTCTATAGCTTCTGCAATATCTTGTAAATATAAATGTACCATTTTACCTTCATTATCAGTTAGTTTAACAGTACTAATAATTATCAGTATTCATCCGGTGGAAGAGTTACTCGGATAGATGTACCACGAGTACCAATTACTTCAAGATCAGATTTTTCAGCCGGAGTCATACGATTTTGTACAACATTAGTAATTGCATAAATACGATCAAGACCTACTTCTGCAGCAAGTTGTTTGAACTTTATTAAAGAAAGACCTTTTAAAGAAGCTGCAACAGCTGTAATCTTAACACCATTTGTAGTAGTAAAAGTTTTTACACGTTCTTTCTCAAGTTCAGCTAAAATGTCATCACGAATAGAATCTTTTTCTTTCTGAATCTTTTCTAACTGCTTAGCTAGTCTTTTATACTTTCTAGCTTTTGTTTCTAAATCTGGAGCCATAAGCACCTCCTATGTGTGATATTCTAGCATAAATAGATATAGAAGTCAAGTAAAGTTTTAATCTACTAACCCTAATGATTTTTCTACGGTATATCGTAAATCATTATCTAATTCTGGTAACTTTAATAACCATTCTTTATAAGATAAAGGGAGTGTGTCTACTAATTCACCTTTATATTTACCAAATGGCATATTTTTAATAGTAAATTGCTCATCTGCAAATTTTAAAAACTCTTTATAAGTATGTTTATTAGTTAACTCTTCATACTTTTCTATACAAAGTTTAAAAAATTCATGTAGAATAATTACATCAGCCTTAGCTCTATGTGGGATAAGGTCTTTAAAAGCTGAATTATTAATTCCTAAAGCATACCTTAAAACTTGCAATGAATGAGACGTAGCATCAGGAAATAATCTTCTAGCTAAACGTAAACTACAAATTCCATCTAAGTTTTTAAAATTAGATTGATTAGTTATTTCCTTCAATAGCATAGGCCCATCAAATCCAAGATTATGACAAACAATCGCTTTCACACTTAACTTTATACAATCTTCTTCTATTATATTTAAAATCTCAGTTGGACTAGGAGCACCTATTAACATAGAATCTACAATATGATGTACTGCACTTGCTTCTGGAGGTATCGGTTTTACACTTGCGCATAGAGAACTAGTACAAGGTTTTATAATGTTACCTAGTCCATCTATAACCATCCAACCTACTTCTACAATATTATCTTCTATTGGAGAAATACCAGTTGTTTCAGTATCTAATAATAAAAAGTTAGAATTGTGTAAATCTGGCATAAACTACCCACCAATAACAAATAGTAGAAATATTAGTTAATACTAAAAATAAATTAGTAATAAATCGTTTTCGTTTTACTGTTGTAAACTGTTTTTCAGTAGTTGCTAATTTTTCTTCTTCCTGTAACATGTGCGAGGAAACAGGATGTATACTCATAAAAATTAAAGTTAAGAAAGTACTAGCAATGGAACCCAAGAAAAGTGCAATGTCCATTAAATCCTCCACGTCGAGAATCCTATCATGAAAAAGACTAAGAAGTCAAGTACTATTTTTTGTCTTAACTTATTAATCTAGAAATTTATTTATAAATTATTCTATGATGTACAATTTTTATTGACTAAAAGACTCAGCTATGATAAAATAGTCACCGTGCGAGGAAATATTAATGAAATGTACTTTATTATCTGATTTACATTTTGAGTTTGCAAATTCTAATTTTAATACAAAATTACCAAATGCTGACTATTTATTATTAGCAGGTGATTTATGTAATTCTAATAAAAATAATAAAAGATTAAATTCTTTTTTACATCATGCATACGATACGTATGGTAAAGATAATGTACTTAGAATTGATGGTAATCATGAAGCTTATCGTGGTACTATAACAGACTATACTAATAAACAGATTTATATAGAAGATTCTGGTATAGCTATTATAGGAGCTACTCTTTGGAGCGGTAAACATTCAAAACAAGCTTATGATTTATTTTTAAATGATGCATTATCTGTATTTAGATTTACATGGCAGTGGATGTATAGTAGACATTTATCTGATTTAGCATTTATTGTAAGTAAATTACATGAGGCTAATAAAAAAGGCTTAAAAACTATAGTAATGACTCATCATATGCCTAGTTGGGAATGTGTTGATGATTGTTACAAAAATCAAGGCCCACATGGAACAAATGCTGGATTCTATACAGATTTAAACCATATTATTAAAGAATTTAAACCAGACGTATGGGTATGTGGACATACTCACTCTAGTTTTGATAAAAAAGTATTTGATACTAGATTAATATGTAATCCTAGAGGTTATCCATCTCATCATGGAACATTTGAAAATAGCGATTTTGATCCGTATAAAACATTTAAAATATAGAAGTTAAATTTTTAGCATAAAAAAGTAATTGACTTATTGTCTAATTTATGCTAAACTATGCTTTGTAATTGAGATAAATATATCTATAGGAGTTTAATTTTGGGTGATAGATTTTATCAGCAACAAAAAGATTACAAACCTAAACGGGTTTTGAAAAAAGATATTATTCCAGAAATTGAAGCAGCATTAGAGTGCGAAATTCAAGGTTTGGATAAATGTACTGTAGCAACGCTTGAAACTCTCGCGCGCGCAGTATGTAATAAATTGTCAGGTAGATAACTAAAGAAAGTTATACAGGACTAGGGTTCGACTCCCTACATCTCCACCAATTTAAAGAGAAGCCAATCTACGTCTACTCTTATAAGGTGTCCAAGCGGGCGGTATTAAATCACTGGTAGCAATATGTGAGCGTCTGTTACGTAACCAACTGCACGGCTTAAATGGTTGATAGATTACCAGCCTAATTAACACACCGGTTAAGCAATGCTCAAATCAGCCGGTCTCTTTGGGGATGACATGGTTTCGACTGTGAAGCGGATGTTAGAAGGACTGACACTGCCGGCAAGCAGTAAATCTGCCAAATTAAAGTAAACGCAAACGACGATGTTGCACTTCCTCTTGCTGCATAAGCATTGAGGATGAGGTTGGCCACTTACCTTATTAACCAAAAGTGGCAAACTTTTTATAGTTGTGCGCTATATAAGATAATGAATGGTGGAGCGCTGACTACGCAGGTTCGAAGTCTGGGTGTTGTGAACTAGTAGTAGCAATGCTAACCATAATGCAACTATAAATATGTGGGGTACAGCTATGGTGGCGGACAGGTCTCCAAAACCTCGTTGAATAGGTTCGATTCCTATACCCTTCGCCAATAAATAGTGAGATTATTTACTACAGAGAGTAGTAATGTCACACACAGTAAGAAATCCAGCTACATCAAAAGATGAGCATTTTGATTCTAGTGGAACAGGTGTAGCATCTGATCCATTTATACCATCTACAGGTATTAGATGGAGTGATGATGCTCTTTTTGATTCGTTTAATAGACTACGTATTAGTCAAGCAAGAACTACATTAGATGCCCAACATCATTACGGTCAAACCCATGAACTATTTACAGGAATGGCTGGGGCAGCTATAACATCCATTTCTATTGGAGCAAATGCTCTAGTAACTATGCCCTCAGCTCATGGATTAGTTGCTGGTAATATTGTACGTTTTGTTAATAGAGGTGGAGCACTTCCTGGTGGTATTACACAAGGAAGAGTTTATTTTGTAATAGCTACTGGTTTAACAACAACTGCTTTTGAGTTTTCAGAGACAGAAGGTGGGCCGGCAGTAACTACAACAGGTTCTAATACTGGTACAACAAGTGTTCTTTCACAAGAACTTATTTGTACAGAAGCCGGTACACTGGTAGATAGTACAGTAGATTCATCATTAATACTAAATGTAACATCTACACCTGGCTCTATCTATATAAATAGAAGTCAGAGACAGTATTATATTTCTGGTCAATCTCACCTTTCAGAAGCAACATTTAATATGGGAACATTTGTTCCAGGTATTAGAACCTCAGTAGGTTATAATGATTTTGATGATGGTTTACGATTTGAGCGTGATGCTACTACTGGTGAACTGTCTATTATTATTAGAAGTAGCACAAGTGGTTCTGTAGACGATAGTAGAGTATTTAAACAATCTGAATGGAATGTAGATAGACTTGATGGTTCTAAAGCATCAGGTGGTACTCTTAACCCATCAGGTATCACAGTAGATTGGACAAAAGTACAGCTTGTAGGTATTGACTTACAATGGTTTGGTGTGGGTAGGATTCGTTGGTTTATTAGTTATCAAGGTGCTCCTATACTTATTCATGAGACATCTCATACTAATGTAAATGATGTTGTATATATGCAAAATCCACATCTTCCAATTTCTTATGAAATTGAAAATGTTTCTGCTGCATCATCAGCTACATTCAAACAAATTTGTGCAGCTTCATTTACAGAAGGTATGGAGCCTGCATCTATTTATAAACATACTGTAAATAATGATAGTACAACGGTAGCTCTTGTATCAACTGCATATAGAAATGTAATAAGTATACGTCCTAGACAATTTTTTAGAAATAAACAAAATAAAGGTATGATAGTACCTTTAACTATAACATTAAATAATACAGGATTAAATGCGTTAATATTTAAAGTAATAGCAGATGGAACTGTAGTAGGAACTTATACCCCACATAATACAACTGAATCTATAATGGAAGTATGTATAGGAACTGCTGGAACATATACAGCAGGAACAGGTATAGCTAAAGATAGTGATTATGTAAATAGTTCATCTCCATTATCAGGTATAGGTGTAGGCATCTTTGACCAAAGATATAGATTGCAAATTGATGCAGCAGGGTATCCAGATTCTATAACTATAGTAGCTAAATCAATATCTGGTTCAACAAGCGTTCTTGCTAAATTAACAGTAGAGGAATTAAGATAATGAAAAGTAATCTAAAATCGTATAGTTATGTATTTAATGGTGTTTTTACGCTAGGTACACCTATGCGTGGAGAAATTCCTTGGTAAATCTATAATAGCTGTAATTTAGGTTTAAATATTAATAAGCACAGCTATACAGCTGTGCTTTTTGTTTTAGAAATAAAATTTTCATTGACTAACTTATAAAAATATGATAGGATACGCAAAGAAATATTCCTCAGTAGCTCAACTGGACAGAGCATCAGGTTTCTACCCTGAGCGTTGGGGGTTCGAATCCCTCTTGGGGAACCAAATTAAGGAGTTTATTTTGGATAAACAAGAATTTTTAAAAGCTATGCAGCCATTACGTCATATTACACAAGTATTTTATGTAGGAAAAATCCAACCTACAGAAGAAACTAGATTACAGTCTAGGAAATGGCAGGATAGAAGTAAATATCTTGGTAATGGCGAACTAAGACCTGAGCCGGAACTTAGTGAAACTGATAAGGCTAGATTAGCTCTTATGGGGCAAAATGAGGAGTTAATTACAGGAAATACTCCAGAAGCTGAAGTGGAACAGCACCTCCCTACGAAGGAGTAGAATATAGGTTCGAATCCTATCTGGAGTACCAATTATGAGATTTTCATTTAAGAAAAGATTATTAGAAGGTAGTAGATTTTCAATACAAAACGATTGGAAATGGAATAAAGAACTACATCTAATACCAGCTGTATCTATAGACTGTATGGAGGATATTCGTATAGTTCTTAAGATTATAAATCTAAGAATAGATATAACAGTATTATATAGAGTATATTAACATGGTTAATAGATTCGTTTTAGAAGAAGAGCTAATAACCAATGGAAAGATAACATAACGGAGTGTAGCTCAGTTGGCAGAGCTTCCCGTTTGGGGCGGGAAAGTCGGGAGTTCGAGTCTCTCTACTCCGACCAGTTAAAAATAAAAGGAGTCTTAATGTTCAGAATACATAAACATATTATTGGTGATGGTAAAGTAAAACTGCCTGTAGATGCAAAGATCTTATCTATACAAATGCAGAATGGCTTTATTACAGCATGGTATGAAACGTGTAATCCTAATATTGTCGAATTTAAAGAATTTAAAGTTATAGGTACAGGATGGGATATAGAAGACTTTAAAAGAAAATATATTGCCACAGTTAAAGATGGACTATTTGTATGGCATATCTATGAGGTTTTAGAAAAATGAATGAAGATGTAAGTTATTATTGCACATCTAATATGGGTGTGCGTCCGAGTGGAGAAGCGGAGTCTGTCTGTAAAACAGCACGATCTATGGTCTAGAGGTTCGAATCCTTACACATCCACCAGTTTAAATTAAAATAAGGAGATTATTTTGGCAACACATTATACAGAGGTTTCAGCAGTAAATAAGCTAAAAAGAGCTGGAGTTAACTTTAAAAATAAGGTAATTGAAGCTAAGAAATACTCTCTTGGTATCGGTATGTTGGGGGCAGCAGATTATCTTTGTAAAGTACATAAATATGTACTTGCTTTTAAATAAGGAAGATTGGCAGAGAGGTAATGCAGCACCCTGCTAAGGTGTACGTCGGAAACGGCGCATAGGTTCGATTCCTATATCTTCCGCCATTAGAGGAATGAAATGAGCAACGAATTTAAAGATTGGGTATTCAATCTTGTACAAGATACCAAAAAATGTTTTAGTTGTGGTACTAAAGTTGATACTACAGATATGCATAAAGGTAAAACAATAAAATGTGATAAATGTAACTGGACTTTTACATATTAAGCATGTGTGCCAGAACGGTGATGGCTACGTTTGCAAAACATTTGTATATCGGTTCGAGTCCGATCACATGCTCCAAGTTAAGGATAGTGAAGCAGTTGCAGTGGAGCGGCGACCAGCTTTGAACACTGGGTTTCGTTAAATCGGATGGGGTTCGAGTCCTCCGCTATCCGCCAGTTCTAGAGAAGCTTATGGAGAATTTAATAAATGATAAAGTCAAAAGAAGTAGCAGCTAAAGCAACATATATGCTTGATTACATAGATAGAGAATTTCCAGAACTTTCTGATAATGACAAAATTGCAATTCTTAGAAGTGCAGCTATGTGTATAGAATTTAATATGGCTGCTACTATGATGGCTGCTACAGCTAAGAAGTTATTAAAATGACACCTACATTTGTTTTCTTTCTTAGCTTTAGTTTTTCTAGTAAGTTATTTTGTATATTTTTATATTTTTTATTACGAAATAAACCGAAGAATAGCTCAGTTGGTAGAGCGGAAGATTGAAGCTCTTCGCGTCATAGGTT